CTTAATCCAAAAGGGGTGTCCGTTAGCATTGACATTAAATTCTAACAGATCTCCTTGATTTACAGAAAGATTCTTATTGAAAGAGTTTGTGAACGTTCCGTTCCTATCTTCACCCGTCAAAATATATGCAGAAGCTCCACTAGTTGCTACATTAATGCTAAAAATAGTTGCCGGAATAACAGGGGGTTTGTGATATAAACCTACTCTAGGAAAAGTCATACCAGAAGTTCTTTGTCCTTTTACTTCCGCAGTATATCCAATAGAAGCTCTTGGATTAACAGCATGAAGATATTTGTTGGGACTTCCTTGACGACAAGAATTATCTCCTAGTCCACCACCTGCAAGATCAAATGTCATATCACCATCGATACTTGTTTTATCTAAGTACCCTCGGACATCTGCATTAGTAAATCTTTCTTTTCCAGAAGCAAGAACTGCAGCAACTCCACATACTTGTGGTGATGCCATACTAGTTCCATCGATAGGATAGTAGTAATTACCAACTGGATACTTAGTATCATTCAATCCGCCTGTATTTCCATACGCAGAAATAATATTATCTCCAGGAGCAAAGACATCAATGCCAGGACCAAATTGCGTATAAGTAGATCTTCTAAAGTCTGCTTGGTTACTTAATGCACCAACATTAATAGCACCACTATCAGGAGAGTTAGGCCAAGCACCTCTATTATAGTAAATAGTTCCGATACCACTGATAGTTACACGATTGTCCCAATCTTGATCTCCAACTTCAGCTATCAATAAATTATCATTACCAGCAGCTCCAATAATAACTATACCATCTTCGATAGCATCCTGAACGTCAGCAGCAACAGCAGAAGACCACGATGGATACTTACTCCTCCCAAATCTAAATCCAAAGTCTGCTCCAATACCTACTTCGGTCCATCCAGATGGTCCAGGATTACCAGAGTTGTATGTGGTTCCTCTCCAAATAATCTGCGATACTCCAGCAAGAGTTAATGCTTCATCATTATCTGTTTTACGAATTCCACCATAACTGTGGTTAGTAACAGTTGGGTTTCTATATCCAGTAGCAGGATTAATTGGTTTGTTTAAATGAAACGCACGAAGGTAATCAAAAATCAACAATGCTTGTATTTGCTGTCCGGAAGGCCAAGGATCAGTTACTGCAATATTATAAATGTTTGCTTCATTAGCCCACCCATAATGTTTTCCTGCTGCTGTTCCAGCAACATGGATACCATGATATTGAGGAGTAGCAGAGTTTTGACCGTATGTAATAGTTCCAGCGGGAGCAGTCTGAAAATCATCATCGTACAATCCAATAATAGAATTGAGTTCATCGAACCATTGATACTGAACGAATCTAGATAGTCCTGGTTGTGCTGTGCTTTCCCACTCACCACTGTCATATGATACTGGATCATCAACGATAACTAAATCAACATTCTTTCCATTATTAAAAATTTCTACAGTAGCAGGAACTGATTCATATGTTCCACCAGATGAGATAGGTCCAAACTGCCCCTTTCCCCTCTGTGCTTGATCTCCAGCGCAATGAATATGACCCCATTGTAAGTCACCAGAATTTACATTTGCCGGTGGTTGTGTATCATCTTTCCAAAAAGTACCAGATTTTGGATAAGGTTCATTGTTAAGTGCCTGCCTAGTAAGTTCAAAACTATCAACTGCTTCCACTCCCCACACCCTAGAATCCTGACGCAATCTCTCCGCCTGATCTTCTGTCATCATGTAATGAGTATTCCTACTAAGAGGACGCTTCATCACCAAAGGGAAATTAGTGAGTTGCATTTCACCATAAAACTTCTCTAAGTCGTCTTTCTTATAGAGAGTTACAACATATTCTTTATCCATATCAAGCCTCAATTTGAATATAGTGCAACGTTACTTGGATGTTTGATGTGCTTACTCCTTTGTTTACAACTTTCAAATAAGTTGTAGCAACTCCAGTAGAATTGTATGCGATAGTTCCTGGAGAAATTAATTGTGTAACCGCACCATTAGTAATTACTTCGGCAATTACACCAGACCCTGGTGTTGGATCTGTCGTTTCTGATCTACTAGCATCTCCTGTCCTACTTCCAGTATCTGTGTAGAGAGTCACCCAAGCAGCTGCTGATGTTTCAACTTTCAAAAGAGCATATGCTTTAGGAGTATTAATAGATACGTTTGCTGCAGCACCGGGTGCAAGACTGGTTGCTGTAATTTGCGCTGTAGATCTAGACTGCAATGGTGTTGCAGGAGTGCTCCATGTAGCACCAGTAGCGTTTCCAAGACCATCATTACCCGTTGCAGTAACAACTTGACCTGCTACACCAGTATTATAATCAAAAGAAAGGGCAACAGGATGTCCGCCATTACTTATTTCTAATGTTCCTCCTGCTCCTAGTCCCTCAATTTGCACGAGAGCACCGCCACCAACAGCAAAGTAAGCACCATTTGTACTGCTAATTGATCTAGCATTTGGATCATTAATCCATTTAGATTGAGAAGCATTCCACTGTAAAAGATCTCCATCACTTAATGGATTAAAACCACCACTATCAATGTCAGTATCTGATAAATCATTTACCGCAAAAGACAAATTCGCATTTTCCCATACAAGATTAGAAGAATTATATTTGAGAACTTGATCTGCTTGAGGATTTGTAATTGTTACATCACTATGATTATTTACTGAACCATACAGAGATATGTAAGAAGAAAGGTCAGGAGGAGTAAAAGTAAATTCACCCGAATTATTATTATATGCTAATAAACCACCACCAGCAGCAACAGTATTTGTAACACTAAAAACTGTTAGGTCGGTAGCAGTAGCACCAGACCCAGCAGCAGTCCAACTCTCACCATTCCATGAGTAGGTAATACCTGCTACAACATATGTAAATGTTCCATCAGTTGCCTGCCCTGCTGTTGAGGGAAAATTAATTGCCATTTCTTAAGATGCTCCTTCCGTAGTATTTAGATTGCATAGATTGTAATAGCAACTTTAAAATCAGTTGCAACAACAGAATCTGTCAAATTATATACCTGAAAATCAAAATGCTGTGGACCAGTTTTACGAATAGAAGTTTGATACACATCACCTATTTGACTAGGATTGTATACTGTGGCTTGTATTGTGTAAGAATCAGAAGAACTGAATGGTTGTGCGAAAGTAACTCTGATACAAGGACTTTGGAATCCACCACCACCTTCAGTAGCTCTTATTGCTGCTGTTACACCATTACTACCTAACCATGTAATCTGATTTCCACCCTGCCAAAGTTCCACCTCGCCAACATGTACAGGTGTTCTTGGATCTGCTAATGGGGGTGAGGCATCAACCCACTGTGTGCTATCAGTATCATTGTAGTAAATTTTCAGGCGTCCCTTATCACTCTCCCACCAAAGATCACCAGCACTAGCAGAACCAGGAGCAGTGTCTGAGATGGTTACATTAGCACCACCGCCTCCACCAGCACTAGCAGAAGGAGCCCAGTTTGAACCATCCCATGCTAAAACATCATTTGTATTAGGAGCAGCAGTAGAAACATCTGCTAGTTCACTAAGTGAGGAACCGGTATCTAATAGTTGAGTCCAAGCACCAGCATGTGCGAAGTATCCATGACCTTCGCCATGAACGTGAGCGAACATACCATGATAGGTAGTTGCACTTGGAAGATCTCCAAGCGCGGCAAAGTTATTAGAGAAGTATACTTTACCAGTGGTAGTAATATCTTGTGTAGTTGTTGCTCCTCTCGTAAGGACTGTATCAAGAGTATCTACTTCTGCAGTTAGATATCCTACAAGAGAATGATCACCCCAGTTATATGATGTGTTCCAATTAGTAATATTAGTGGCATTGATTCCAGCAGCAACTGAAGCTGCAAATACAGGATCTGTTTCTGTGTATGAAGTTAAATAATTTGGAACCCAGTTTTCCCAATTACCTGTACCAGCATTAAATCTTAAAAGATTGCCATCCTGAAGAGTTGCCAATGTTACATCAGTATGACTACCAACAGATCCCGTTGAGGTCAAATAACCAGCAACACTATGATCTCCCCACCCGTATGATAGGTTCCAATTTGTAATATTCTGATTAAGAATATTATTGGCAGGAGATGCAGTAAAAATTGGATCAGTTTCCGACGACGTAAATTGAAATCTACCTAAAACTTTCCAGGTTGATCCGTCCCAGGTCCAGGTTACACCACCAAACGTATACGTGTCGTTAATATTTGGCGATGCAGGAAAATCTAATGCCATTTCTAGATGCTACTACTCTTCTGATATATTTAGTTATCTATTATAGTACCCTCTTGGGAAGAGCAATCCAAAGTATGGTCTCTTACCACGCAGAAGACCTCTTTCAGATTTTCTAGATCCTGTAGCAGGAACTGTAAGATCATCAATGTTAAAATTGGTTGGAGCATCAGCAGTGCTACTTACTCTAGCAATAGAAGAATACGTAGGAGAAATAAATGCTGTAGCAGTTGTTTCTTTGCTATATTTTGTTTGATCTATACCAGTTACAGAAGTAGTTACTGTTCCATAATCATTTAGTGTGATGTTTGCCATTAGGTTGTCCTCGCCATGAATAGCATTCCAATTGTAGAATTATTGTTTAGTTGGTCAAGTCCATTCTGTTGTGATTCATATGAAGCAGTGATAATTTCATAAATTTCAGATCCACTAACTGTTATAGTGTCTCCAGTTCTGAATGCTACTAGACCAGGAGTTGTTGCTACTTGTAGCATGACAAAATCATCTGGTAGATAGTATGGAATTGGCAAAAGTTTGTTTGAAATTGGAAGACCTTTAATTGGTTTGTAGTAATCTGCATTAGCATCTATAGACTTACCATCATACTGATCGTAAGCACTATTCCTATAGTAAGTTACCACATGATCGGCGGCAGAATTATTTGTATCGATATTACAGGAAAATCTAGTATATGTTCTGACACTATTTGGATCATCTCTATCTCTCAGATAACCATAAGATGCTGCTCTACATTTACTCGCAGCATTTCCTGGTTCTCTATAGTCTTTGTAATATTCATATCCAGTATCACCATATGTGAAATCAATCGATCTTGCTACTGGTGTCGTAATTTGAGTTAGAGCATCTTGGAAAACATAATCTAAATCATATGTACCAGCACCAAATGAAGATCCTTTCGCTAAAGTAAATGTTGCATATGTTTGAACAATTCCATTAATTACTTGAGCGAATTGAATGATAGCAAAGTCAGTGTCTTGAGGAGCTTGTGCTCTGTAAACTCTAATCTGTAGAGGATATGCTGTTGGAGTTGCATTGGATGCATAGTTAAAAAGTCTGAAGTCGGCGTCATTACAGTTTCTTCTAATCATCGCATTAGTGCTATAATCTAATCCCGGTTCACCCTCATATATTCCAAAATGAGATGTATCAGATGATGTATCAATATAATTAATTCCTGCTCGATTTAAATAATCAAAATTACTACCACTAGTAATACACAGTTCGTAATCATTGTTCGGATCAAATCCTATACCATAGTATGTTGTACCAAATGTCTTAGCAGCGTCGTGTTCTACTCTAGCAACAGCATAATATCCCTGAGGATGTTTCTGCCAAAAATTAGATCCAGCACCAAGATTTGTTACACCAATAGAAGCGATACCATCATAGGCATTACTTGACGTTTCATCAGTATTAGTACCAAATACTAAATCATTTGCTGGTGATGCTCCACCAATAGCAGTTCCTGGGATAGTAAATGAGTCACCATCGGTCCATCCAGATCCAATACTATCAATAGTAACACCAACAATATATGGATTATTGTACCACGTATTTCCTCTATAAATTCTTAGTTTTAATTCGGATCTACCGCCATTGGCAGGAACAGTATACTTCCAATAAGGATTCCAAACGGAGATGGCATTGGTAGAAATACATGCTTCTAAAACAATCTCTCCCTTCATGGAAGCATTTGTGTCATTAGCATAGATGTATTTTACAATTCCGTTGTCACCAGTAGAAGTTCCAGCTCCTTCGCCTACCCATCTATTAAAACGTAATGCTTCATCTTCAGTCTGTCTATATCCTCTAGTATCCCATTCTAAGTTAGTAGTTCCTTGTCCTGATGGAGTATTTTGGAATGATGAAAGTGACACTATAAGTTTGGCAGCATCATACGAATCATTATTATACACAAGATTAAATGTACCACCAGCACCCGAAGCACCAGTGCTATTGAAAACAATCTTGTCTCCGTACTTTAAATTAATTGTATAATTGTCATAAGCAGCATCATCTGCTCTCTGAAAATAATATCCAGTTGTAGTTGCTGGACTAATATCAATAGCAACTCCATTACCAGCATCTGTAGCATTAGCTGCTACCTTAAAATTGTCATCATCAACTCTAATAGCATAGTAAATTGTATCCGCAGACAACCCACCAATAACTAAATTGGCATCCGGTGTAGATACACCAGCAGCGTAATGTAAAGCGTCACCTGTTTGTATTCCGTGCCTCGCCACACCCATGGAATTAGCGGCATCATCAACCTGTGTTCCATTAATTTGCCACTCTTCTAACATTCTATAAGCACTCGTACCGGTATTGCTTACATTAAAGTATCTGTATTTCCACGATTGAGTAGATGGATGTTGTCCTCCAGCATGTTCCCAGTTACCTACTCTAGAATTAGCTCCAGTAATCCAGTGATATTCCGTTCCCTCACTATAATCGTTCGTAATAAACCCTGGTGCCTTAACCATACAAGGGACACCTGATGCTGCTGTTCCATTGTTCCAACCAAGGTTGGCAAACACAGTCTCCAAAGCATCAACTACATCGGTTTTAGTCCAACCTGTGTTGCCGTTATTAACGTCAACGATTGACTTTAAAATTGCCATCTTTATTATTCTCCTATTTGTAATGCTGTTAGAGTGACTGTAATTGTGGTTGCTGAGCCACTTCTGTTAGTGACTGCTAGATAAATGGTGTCCGTTCTTGGACTATCATTATTAAATCCCATGATGCCAGGAGTGATTAGGATTGATTCTGCTCCAGATGTTCTCACTTCAGCAATAACACCGCCACCTGGACTAGGATCTTCTCCTTCACTTCGTGTAGTATCAACATCTCTTGACGCATCATCTACATACACTCGCACCCATGCCTCAGCATCAGTAGTAATTTTAAATAACGAATAGGCTTTGTAACCTGTAATATTTAGTTCTGTCGATTGGTCAGCAGCAAGTGATGCTGTAGTTCCAGAAAGATCTTGAATTGATGGAACACTAGAACCACCAGTAGCAGTCAGGACTCCATTGCCATCGATAGATAAACCAGAACCTACTTTAATACCACCAAGTGTTGTGGCATCTGCT